CTCTATTCAATCTGAGGTCCAAATTGATATGATGAAGGCTCAAGCAGACGTCACACAAAAGGGAACAGATGTTGTCAAAGATGGGGATAAGCAGGATTCAGCTAAGCAAGGGCAAAGAAATCTCCCGAACAATAGAAGAGGTGCTGGCAACGCTACTCGTCCGGCCAATCAGCAAGGTAGAAATACCTCCCCTGCAATAAGAAGAGCAGATTCAGATATTATTTCTTTAATTGAAAATGTTTTAGAAAAAGACTATAATATAGTTTACGTAAATGAAGAAGAAAGTGAATAAAATATGTCAAATGATATCAAGCTTAAAGACAGCGCTCTTATTTCATACACAAGGAGCGAGAACGCTGTAGAAGCATTTAATATGACCGTAAAAAATGGTCAAGCTCGCCTCGCTCTCCAGGCACTTGTTGATATTGTAAATTCTCTTGTTGAGAGAGTCACATCTCTTGAGGAGACAATTAATAAATCTAATTCAGAAATTAAGCCACCCAAATCCTTACCCAAGGAAGATAAGGAAGTAGTCGTGGCAACAGAAACCGTTAAGCAAAACGTAGCTTCAAAAAAGAAAGAAGAAGAAGTTAAAGAAGAAGTATGAAGTTACTGATAGGATGCCCCATATACAAAAGGGACTGGATTCTTAATGATTGGATTAAGTGTTTAATTAACCAATCTATTTCTATGGATGATATTGGTTTTGTTTTCTTAGCCTCCTCCGAAGATATTAAAACAATTTCAATTCTTGAAACTTGGAAAAAGTACGATAAAAGAATACCTTATTTTGATATCTTATATAAAGATGATATACCTCACTTTGAGCATCAAAATAATGGTAGACAATGGTCAATTTCTAAATACGATAATATGGTAAAGTTGAGAAATACTTTACTTAATAAAGTCAGGGAAATAGAACCAGATTATTACTTTAGTTTAGACTCGGATATTCTATTAGAGAATCCAAATACTTTGGAACTGCTAGTAGCACATATTAAAGACGGTGCCGACGCAGTTAATCCACTAATGTTTATGACTCCAATTGGAACAATGTACCCTAGTGTTATGACATGGAGGCCGAATGATCAATCAAAAGCATATCGTCTAGAAAAATATCCACTAGGATCATATTTTAAATCCGATGTAATAATGGCTGCAAAAATGATGAGTAAAAAAGTTTATCAAAATATAAACTATGGAATACATCAGCAAGGCGAAGATGTTAGTTGGTCATTATCCTGTAGGGAGCACGATTACAATCTATTCTGCGCCTCATACATATACGCCCCACACATTATGTCCACCATAATGTATGGAGAATATTTAAAAAATGGTGACGATAGATTAAAGTCATATGAGTTAGTATAAAAGTGAATAAGCCTTGATAAATTCATATAAATTTGTTCAATGTACAAAAAAGAAACTTACTATAATAAAAGAATTAGAGAGTAAATAGGGGAAACACAATGTCGTTTGATTTCGTAGAAAATTTTACAGTACAGTTACCTGACTTCAGTCAGGCAGACATTGATTTTTCTGAATCATTTAGTAGCAAAAATGGTCTAATAATAGAAGTAGCTGCAATACACGAGGGCTTAACTTCTAATTATAATCATTATTCATCAGAAGAGTTAGAAAAAGCCCTACAATCATGGGTTGAGCCTTATCCTAAGCCAATTATATTAAATCATGATTTAAATACAGAGCCAATAGGTAGAGTAATGGCAGCGAGGATGGATAAAGAAGAAGACGGATCATCTTTTGTCAGACTTCAGATAGCTATAACAGACCCCGTTGCCGCTCAAAAAGTTTTAGATAAGAGATATTTAACTGGATCTGTAGGTGGAAGAGCTGGAAAAGCTGTCTGCAGTATTAGTGGAGATGATCTGGCATCAGAAGATGCCTCAGGACGTCCACGTATTCCTAAGTATAAAAGAGGAAAAGTTTACAAAGGAAAGCTCGCTTACATAAATATGGAAGATATTTCTTTTAAAGAGTATTCTTTTGTTAATCAGCCAGCAGACCAAAAGTCTGGTGTAAGAAGTGCAAAAGTTGTAAGCGGAGATGCTCCACTAACTCATTCAGATGATTGGGTAGCTAAGAGTTCTGCATTTGTCCTTAGTATGGACAATGAAGATATTTTCTGTATAAATGAAAATAAATCTATCTTAAAAGATATGAAGAAAAAAGAATCAAAACCAATATATCTTCACCTCAAAGGAGCCTTCCTAACAGCGATGGCTCTTCAGGAAAGTGAAAGTGATGTTAATCGTACTGAAACATTACTATCTAATGAAGATTCTAATAACATAATTTCTGAGGAGACTCATAACATGGACGAAGTTAATAAGGATGAAGATATCCTAGCAGTTGCCGCGGGGCTTAGCGAAGACCTTTCTAACATCGCTGCCTCAGCTGTAGCTAAAGAATCTGAGGATCAGCCCTCAGATGAGACTGAGGAATCTGCAGAAACCTCAGAGGAAGTAACCGAAGAGGTTGCGCCTGAAGAAACTTCCGCTGAAGAAGAGGTAGCTGAAGAGGCCGCCACCGAAGAGACTTCAGAAGAAACAAAGAACTCAAATGACGATTCAGAAGAAGCGGATGTACAGGCCGTAGATTCCGAAAATGCTGAAGAGCCAGAAGAGTCATCATCTGAAAATGATGATGAAGTTCAAGAAGAGACTGTTGAGCACAATGATCTCAGCGCAGAAAATGAAAGCGTTGAGCAAGATGTTGATCAGTTAAACCAAAAGATTAAGCTTCTTGAAGAAGAAAATGCACGCCTAAAGAGCGCTCTGCATATGACTCTTGTTGAAAGAGTTGTTGACACTAAGATTGCCCTAGGCCATGAGTCTGTAGATGATCGTGAAGTTCTACTTGTTGAACACATGAGTAGAACAGCTTCATCTTTGGCTGATAGTCTAAGAGATCTAGCTAAGGTGCCAGCAAAAGTTGGAAAGAGAATATCTGACTTCCTAAATCTTCCCATTGTAACTTCTGAGGCAGAAGTTGCTCAGGAGGACAATGTTTTAACATTGGATAAGGAAGAAGAAGAGGTAGTCTCAACTCCAGCTGATTCTTTTGAGCAAGTACTTGTAGACGCTTTAATGGGTCGACGTAAACTCTAATATAACAAGGAGAATACCAAAATGAGTTTAGCAAAATTCCGTAAGGTACATAGCAAGACTGGTGCAGGTCGTTTCGTAGTCTCTGAGGGCGTTGCCCCAGCAGCCTACCTGCTCCCACACCCAGGTCTTCCAACTTGGTACTTGGACAGTGAGGATGATCGCTTTGAGGTCGTCATTACTAAGGGTACCATTCTTTCAGTAGTAGCCGACAGCAATGGCGACGCTCGCGTCGTCCCAGCTAACGGCACAAGCAGCAGCAAGGGATGGGGTGACGTAATGCCAAGCTGGGATCCACTAGATGGCGCTACACCAACTTCAACAACTGGTTCAACTGACACAGTTACAGTTCCCGCCCGTTCAGTACCAATTGGCTGCGCTCAATATGATCTCTACAGACCCTTTGATAAGGGTACCTCACAAGGTGCGGGTTTCATTACACATGGTTATGTAGAGTATCCAATGGTTGCAGGCATTAATGACGACGTAACAGTCGGTTCACTAATCCGTTCCGACCACATGGGACGTCCAGTAGCTGCAGCAGCAGCTGATTTCTACACGACATCAGCAGCCCATGCCTACTTGCAGGTTGGTAAGGTAGTCGAAGTCGAAACGTTTGCTACAAACTTCGATGATGGCCTCCTTAGCTACATGCAGCTCCCATCAGATCCAGGTGCATTGAAGACCGTTTATGAGTTGACCCGCAATGGTACATACAGCGGTAAGCTTGGTATTCGTGCTAACCTAGATGTTGACAATGTCGTTGGTGCCTTCCGCGTCAATTTGACACTCTAATAAACAAAAAAGAAACATTAACACAGGAGGAATAATCCTAAGATGAGTAAGACAATCCAAGAGCTCCTCTCGGGTCTCCCAGCTTGGGAGGCTGCACTGACTGAGGACGGGTACATAGACGCAGAGAACAGGGTAACAATTAAGGAAGCTTTTGCATCTTCTGATGCAGCTGCTCTTTTCCCCAAAGTTCTCTCTCGCACTCTAAGAGAAGCAGCAGAACCACAATTGTTGGTTACGCCTCTTCTTTCCGTAGTTCGCCTCGGAAAGGGGCGCTCTTTGGAGTTCCCAGCAGTCAATGCAATCCAAGCAGCAGAGATCCCAGAAGGACAAGAATATCCAGAGCAGGCACTCGCCTTCGCAAAGCAGGTAGAGGGCAAGGTTTCAAAGAAGGGTGTAAAGTTAGCTTTCACTGAGGAAGTTATCGCAGACTCACTTTGGGACATTGTTGGTCTACATGTCCGCGCCGCAGGTCGTGCCATGGCTCGCTTGAAAGAGCAAATTGCACTTAGCCGTTTCAAGGACGCTGCAACAATCGTCTTTGATAACGACGACGTATCCTACGATAGTACAACAGGTCTTGATATCGACGGCGCTGCCAACGATACCATTACTTGGGATGACATCGTAGACATGGCTGCTGTACTCATGGCTGAAAACCATGTTCCAACAGACTTCATTCTGCATCCATTGATGTGGTCGATCTTCCTCAAGGATTCGATCTTCCATGCCGGTGGCGCAGCATCAGCTGTTGGCACGAGCTGGGGATACCGTCCTCAGTCAGCCGAAGGTGCACTCAACACAACAGCCCCAATGGGTTTGAACGTACTTGTGTCACCATTCGTTAGCTTCACAGCTAAGAGTGGCGCTACACCAGCTAAGTCAGACCTATTCCTCATTGATCGTAATGAGGTCGGTTCACTCCTCGTCAAGGACGACATGAGCACAGATCAGTTCGATGATCCAACTCGTGACATTCGTTCACTCAAGATGAA